GAAAAAGTGAAGTTAACTGTCCCCTTTTTGCTTGATGAAGACCTCATCAAGTGGGCTGAAGGTATGTTTCCCGGATACGAGTTTGTTGGTGTCGGCGACACCAAATCAGACCATCCCAAGTTGCACCTTGAGCGTCTCGTTTGTGAACACTATGTTCTGAGCAGACTGAAGCGGACAGATGTTCTTGATATCGGCGGCGCTGCACAGCGTCATGCGGCCTTGGGCCGTGATAATGTGTGGAGCTGTTGTCCGATTATGTCAGGACAGGACGTAGTCAGAAACAAGAGGAATGTTGCCTGCGGTGCTAAGTTGTGGTGTCAACACCGTGTACAGGATTGCGATTGCAGCAATGCGAAGTCGCTTATGTCCATACACAGTGCGTACTACTTAGACCCGCAGGACATCCTACTTCTGGCTAGGAAGTTTGATGAGTTTCTTATGGTGGTTCATGATTTTGATGGTGATTCCGGTACCTTTCACGGGGAGAGTGATTGGTATCGTGATGGCTCCAGTGTTGTCATGCGTGTGGACGGCTGCGGCTTTCTATACGACCATAGTAACTTAGGTTGGCTTCGGCAGGGATATTATAATGATATGTTTCTCGGCCAGGTAGTCTTCAATAGGGTCCGTTCAATTGGTTGCAGTGTTGTTTATTCTGTCACCTACTCTCACAAAGTCAGATTTGTGGAGAGGCCTTTGGATTGTGTGGACCGTATTTGGAAGGAAGTTTACGACAAGAAGGACGGCAATGTCGGAGTGATGTTGCCGAGCGGTAGGATTGTACCGCGCGCCTTGCTCAACCATCTTTATCAGCATGTGTATATGTCCACTAAGGCTAAGGCCGAGGACTTGCACATTCTTGCTGAGAAGTGGTTGCGCAATTGGAAGAGCCGCGCCACAGAGCGCAATGTCGTTTACATTCAATTGGCTGCCGTCGAATGGGTCATGAGCACATATGCAGAGTTACGGGACCGTGAGAGATTGGCGATGTCTCCATCCGTGTTCCTTCGTTGTCTCAGGGGGACATCAAAGTTCTTGGTGTCCTATACGCGATCCTCGGCCCGTGCTTTGGGCCGTGCGTATAGAAACGATGCTCTGTATGCTCTTCCAGCGCGCCCGGATGTGATGGCAGGCGTATCTCGTCACGAGAAAATTCGTGGTGAATACAGAGTCATCAAGCCCGCTGGACCTGGTAAGGCGACAAGTTCTGTCGTCTCTACTATGTGTCCCGTCCCTGTTACCGAGCCGCCCGTCGTGTTTAATAACGACGAGGGCAATCAGTTGTTGTCATTGTCAGAACGTGCTTTTGCCCCACCGCTGCCGGTTGACGACAGCGTATTCAAGGCTTTTGCGACTTTCCTTCCCGGTTATTGGAAGGAGAAGTTCCCCAACGTTAAAGACATCTTTGATCCCTCGACGTTTGATGAGTGGAATTCCAGGTTCCCTCCGGATGTGCAGGAAAAACACAAGGCCGCTTGGCGTAAGCTAGGTGGTCGACCCTCCGACCGCGACTGTGCGGTAAGGAATGCCTTCTTGAAAGAGGAGGTTTCTTTCGATCCTACCAAGGCGCCGAGGCTTATTACTGGCTGTGAGGCTAGTCTTAAGGTGTTTGTTGGTCCCTATCTGCACAAGCTCAGTAAGGTCATCGGTTCGATTTTGGTCGGGCCTGATGTGCTTTACGCGCCTGGTAAGACGACTGTTCAGTTGGGAGCGTTTTACGATCCTGAGCAGGCCAGCGTAGAGACTGATATGTCTCGGTTTGACTCGTGTGTTACGGAGAGACATATGGTGCTGATGTTGTCGCTTTATCGACATTTCAACTTTCCAAAGTTGGTTGTCGATGTTCTTCAAGCCTCCATCAAGCAATATGTCTACTTCCGCAATGGTTTGGTTGTCGAACCGTTCGAACCGAGACGTAGTAGTGGTCACGCTAACACCACCTTAGAAAACACGATGTTGAACCTCGCCGTTCACGATTTTAGTTGCCGGCAGCATGCTATCAAAGTACGACTGATGGCCGGCGGAGATGATATACTCATGCAAGGGACCAAGGACTTATCGTTCGTGTCCACACTCATGAAGTTAGGGTTTCAACCGAAAGCCAGGGTGTGTCGACCGTTCCGGGCGTCCTTCTACAGTGGGTATTTCTTGCCTACTGATGTTGGTTACGTCCTCACTCCTAAAATCGGGAGGTTGTTCCAAAAATTGGGACTGACCGTCCGACGTGAGACGAATGTCGACATGTATTCCGTGCTGTACCAGTCGTGTTTAGGACACATGGCTGTGTTTGAGCATGTACCTGAAGTTTTGGCCATTTTGTCTGTTGTTAAGGCGCGGTGTATAGAGGACGCCGCTAAATGTGGCTGTTCTCTCGAGCTAGCCGTGCCAAGGTACAGCAATTACTACCCCGACAATCATCGTCGCCCCCAGTCCACCAGCGAGACACGATCTGCCCTTGTTTCCATTTATACTGGCTATTTTCAGTATATGGAGCAATTGCTGGAGTGCTACCGGTCGGGTACCGGGAGCTTTGTCTCGCATGGTTTGAACGCTATGCTGGAAATTGAAAAGAACTAGTTGATTAGGTAGACTACACATCGCCATTTGAAAAGTCACCACAATGCCAATAATTACAGATTTAAGTTCGGGGGACAGGTTGATGGAATCAACTGATTTGCCTATTCTTGACGCGCTTGGGGCCGCCGGGGCGATGTCTAAAACGATGTTGCCTGTGAAGTCGGCTGCGGCCAAAACGGAAAAGGAATTGTTCGATAATTACCTGATCACCGGCAAGTTCGACCCCACATGGGGAGACTGGATAGCCGGCATGATCAATCCAATGAACATTCCTCGGTTGGGCAAGGAACTATTTCAAATGGTTACCTCAGATGACCCAAACGACACTGAGATGTCGCGTGTGGTCCGGGCTGAAGCTCAGAAGCGCAGCTTGGTGCCGCATGTGCCCACCCATGGTAAGGCCCTTGAAGCTTACCAGAAGAAGATATCATTACAGGATGTTCCTGTGCGTCGCGCTGTCACTGACAAGGTTGCGCGTGATTCCGCGAGAGTCGCTTTGAGCGCCGTAGCTCGGCGTCCCGACTTTCGGAAAATGGTGTCTGCTAGGAAGGTGGCTCGTGTTCAGGCCCCTAAGAAACAGAAACAGAAAGTCACCAAGAAACAAATTGCTCCGCCGATGCTTGCAATACGTGACCGTTCTAACACGAAGAAAACTAAGACTAAGACACCATTGCCGGGAAAGTTTGTCAAGGTTAATCGCCCAACTGGAAACGCCTATGTGTCCGTTGGCGCGTCGACACCACAGACTTTTGGAAATGGACCGTCACTTGTCGTCAGGCACCGTGAAATGCTCATGGATCTTGCAGGAGCGACGCCTTACAATATAGCAGCCACCTTTCAGCTTGATGCTGCAGATGCTACTACATTTCCATGGGCGTCGTCAATTGCCTCACGGTATGCAAAGTTTCGTATTAGAAAGTTGCGGTTTGATTATGTCCCCGAGTGTTCAAATACTCAAACTGGTGCTGTCATCATTAGTGCTGACCCCTCACCAGCTCGTACTCCTCCAACGTGCAAACAAGCCCAGATGGAAATTGCTGCTACTCTGAAGACACCCGTGTGGCAATGTGCCGGCATTAATGTGCCTTGCACCGGAACCTGGTATGAATCATCACCCTATGTGTATCCTGCGAACCCTGCTGGCTCGCCGTTGTCACTTCTTACACCGACTGTGACG